TTAGCACGTACGATGCCCAAACCTACAAGATGCACTTCGATGAAGAACGTATTAGTAGCCTGTGTCAACTTGCCTTCCCGGTGGACCCCACCAATTTTATATCCGACGAGATAATCGTGGATATTGTTGAGGCGAAGGTATCAAATGCGTGGCACGTACTTGATACATTCACGGATAACTTTAGCTCTGCTGTGGCACTGCCCGTAGCCGTAGACCGTATCCAGTACCAGTGGGTTGACGGTCAAGTGCCTACGCGGCTACAGTTCAGAAACTTAAACCCAGATAATCCCCGGCATCGAGTACGGCACACAAAGGTCGAGGGTAAATGGCAGGAGTGGCGCAATGGCCGGGGATGTATGATCTATGCTTAGTATTCCGCGCAAGAACCTACGAGCGTGGGCTACACAACACTTACTACAAGCACAGCACGGCCTATGTGCCATCTGTAACTTGCCGATAGACTACGTATCCAAGACAGATATGGTAGTAGACCACGACCACAACACAGGGGAGATTCGCGGTGTCCTGCACAGAACCTGCAATACCGGCGAAGGGAAGGTCAAGAACCTTGTTACCCGTTGGGGCGCTCGTACCGCTGACTTGCAGGCCACAATCAAGTGGCTTGAAGGACTGGTGCAGTATTATCGAAAAGGTGGCGTTGGCGTCATGTACCCCGGTGCTCTCACAGCAGAGCAGCGGGACGAGGCCAACCGCTTGAAACGTAACAAAGCTGCGGCTGCACGGCGAGCCAAGGCAAAGGTTCAAGGTATGAAATGAGCGTGCTCGTACGTAAAGCTAATCCCAACGGAACCGAGATTCGGGCGTACGTCGAAGATAATGGCGATGTAGTATTCGCCTCCGACGAAGATACACCCGGAGTAGTGCATGTACTGCGTGTACCTGCAGCGTTTGTGCAGCAGGTAGCGTACGTGCTTAAAGAAAACCCACCAAAGGAGGAACCATGCGCGGTTCATTGATGCGACGTTGGACCAAGGCGGAACATACTGCCTTGTTGAAGAAGCACATGGATAACAAAGAAGCGGCAGCAGTGTACACACTGGCAGGGCGGGGCACCATTTCCCCGCAACTGGTACGGTACTGGCGCAGCATCTTCGTAGAGAACGAAGGTAACATGGCGGGGGCTGATCGTGCACTCGCATCCCAGCGCAAATACATCAAGCCCGAGTTGGACGATGACCTTGGGGAAGCCCTAAGCATTCCCGATAAGGCCAACCGTATTCTAGTTATCCCAGATATGCACGCCCCGTATGAACACCCGGATGCCTTGGCGTTCTTGGAAGCAGTGCGGGATCGTGTGAAGCCGGACCTTGTGGTGAATGTGGGTGATGAACTGGACTACCACGCGCTGTCATTCCACGACTCTGATCCGAACCTCGACGCGGCGGGTGCCGAGCTTGAACGTGGCAAGATCGTGATGCGCAAGCTGTACTCCCTGTTCCCCACTATGCTGATCTGCCACAGCAACCACGGCAGTATGCAGTACCGCCGAGCTAAGGCCCATGGCATTCCTGTGCAGATGATTAAGCGCTACCGCGATGTGGTTGTCCCGGACACGTACGGTGCACCGGGTTGGTCGTGGCGTTATGGTTGGCGTATCCAGACCGCGCTGGGCACGGTGTTGTTCAAGCACCAATCCTCCGGCGCTGTTCTGCAGGATGCGGCACACAACAACTGCAACCTCGTGGTCGGCCACCAGCACGGTCTGTTCTCCGTGGAATACGCTGCGAGTACGGACCGCTTGTACTGGGGTATGTATGTCGGTTGCCTGATTGACAAGGATGCGCTGGCGTTTGCTTACGGTAAACACAGCCGCAACAAGCCTATCCTCGGTTGTGGTATCGTGATCGACGGTGTACCGGCGCTTGTGCCGATGCTGTTGAACGACCAAGGCCGCTGGGTCGGCGCACTATAAGGAGCTACGTATGCCTGAATTCAACTTAGGTGGGGATGCCCCGCCCGTGTGGCAAGCACCCCACAAACCAACCCCACCCAGCCACGACCCAAAAGAGACCAACCCAAAAGCCGCCGTAGGGGTACGCAAGGTATCCCCAAGTGTAGTTCCTATGAACGTAGTTCTTGAGGCATCGTTAGGTATGTTGGAGGGGGCTGCGAAGTACGGTCGCTCTAACTACCTGATTTCAGGGGCACGGGCAAGTGTTTACTTTGACGGTACCATGCGGCACATCTTGGATTGGTGGCATGGACAAGATGTAGACCCGGATTCGGGGTTGCACCATATCAGTAAAGCGATCAGTTCACTAATGGTTCTGCGGGCGTGTATGCTGGCGGACAAGTTTGAGGATGACCGCCCACCAGTGGTGCCCTTAGATATTGCTACATTGAATCAGGCGGCGGCAGAAATCTTGGACCGCCACAAGGACAAGCACCCAAAGCACTTCACATGCAAAGACACAGTTAAGGAGTAAATGTGGATCAGTACCAGCGCCAATTAGAACTAGAACAAGCGTACACAGATCGTTCTGTGGCGCTAGGTATCCAAGCCATGCAGACTGCCATTGACGAAGGCCGCTTGGCCGACACGGGGCCGGGGCGTAAACTCGTTGCAACTGCGTGTACGCTAGTTGCCGAGGCCCTGACCCTGCAATTGCAGAACCGTATGGCGGGTATGGGCGGCAAGTACCAAGCACTGATGCGCAACGTGGACCCGTACGTTATGGCGGTGATCGGTTTGCGCACCTGCTTGAGCGCTGCTGCACAATTCCACAAAGGTGGGCAACAGCTTGGGCGTGTGGTGGATACCTTTGTGGCGATTGGTGAGGCGGTTGAGGCCGAGTCAGTTATTGCTTCCTTGGATGAACTGCACCCCGTGTACTTGAAGCGCACCACGGAGTACCTGAAAAGTACCCGCACAGCAAATACCCACCACCGTGTTCGTACGTACTTAGCAGCGGGGGATAACGTGGGTCTGCCGCATGTCGGTTGGTCCACCGAGGAACGCACAGGTGTTGGTAAGTACGTATGCACCGCAGTGTTCGAGACTGGGTTATTCGAGTGGGCGGACCTGATCTTGCGTAATGGTAAGTACACCACGAAGGTCGTGGCCCCTACCGAGCCATTGCGCGATGTTCTCCATGAGGCCGTGAACTACGCCAAAGCCATTGTCAAGCGCCCACCCATGTTGGTGCCACCTAAGCCGTGGACTGCCGATGATGCAGGCGGGTACCTGACTGAGTGGATGCGTATCCGTGCACCACGTATCCACCTCGGTTCCCGTATCACCGAGGACCACCGTGCGTGGTTGACCGAGAACTTGAAGAAGGCGGACGCACTTCGTGAAGCAGCCAACAAGGCGCAGAGTACACCTTACCGGGTGAACGCTGCGGTGGCTAACTTGCTGCGCCGCGCTATTCAAGAAGGTGGTGTGATGGGTCTACCGTCCCGTAATCCCCCACCAAAGCCGGAGTTCCCCCACCAAGAAGGTTGGGATAAGGATCAAGCCAGCCCATTGGAACTGGACGCATTCGCAGCATGGAAGGAGCGTATGCGGGGGTACTACACTGCAGAGACCCTGCGGACTGGTCGCCTGTACGCCGCTGCGTTTGCCGCACAAGAACTCTTGAAGTTCGTGGGGGAAACGCTGTACTTCCCGACCTTCTTGGACTGGCGTGGCCGCCTGTACTTCTCCCCTGATCTTAACCCGCAGTCACATGACTTCGTGAAGGCTGGGTTGGAATTCGCAGAGGGTGTACCGCTCGGTGAACGTGGTCTGTTCTGGTTGAAGGTGCACGTAGCCACCTGCGCCGGGTTCGACAAACATGACTTCCCCCTCCGCGCACAGTGGACGGATGATAACATGGAGTTGATCCGGCACTTCATCAGCGATCCGATCAACACCCCGGCACCTGACCCTGACCAATGCTGGGTATTCTACGCAGGTTGTCGTGCTTTGTTGGAAGCTCTGGCCCTACCCGATCCCCGCCAGTACGTGTGTCATATCCCATGTGCCATGGACGCCACCTGTTCCGGGCTGCAGCATTGGTCGGCCATCCTGCGCGACCCGGAAGGTGGGCGTTTCACGAACCTGACAGATGCTCAAGGAGACCGTAAGGAGGACATTTACGCTGAGGTTGCGCGCAAGGCCATGCAAACGGCCTGTATGCGATCCGAGCCTTTCCCGGTACGGTCCTTCTGGGAACACCTCGGCATCTCGCGTAGCATGGCAAAGCGGCCCACTATGACGTATGTGTACGGTGCGAAGCTGATTGGCGCGGCGGATTACGTGTTTTCCGAGCTTCCGGCAGAACACGCTAAACCCATTGTTGACGAGCAAGGCGAACTCCTGTATGGCGTGCAGTACCTAGCCATGGCCGGAGCGAAGGCCCTACGCTCAGGTGTAGCGGAGACAGTACCTGCGGCTGCCCGTGGGATGGCGTATCTGCAACAATTGATCCGCATGAACGATACACCTGTGCGCTGGGTAGCACCCACAGGTATGCCTATCTGGATGGTGTACAACCAACAGAAGGATAAGCGCCTAAGTATCAACAGTATGGGTATCACGGCAGTGTTGTACCGCGCACCTACTAAGCTGTATGATCGCATTGCAGCTACCAACGGCATCAGCCCGAACTTCATCCACTCATACGATGCGGCACACATGCACATGACGCTGAATGCTTTCCCCGGCGACTTGATTCCGATCCATGACTCTTTCGCTGTGCACATGGCGAACGTGGATGAACTACACCGAGTTGCTCGTAGCGCATTCCTGCGTTTGTATCTGGACAGCAATCCGTTGGACACCATCCAAGCGGATAATTACCCGGAGGAAAAGCCCCAGAAAGGCTCTTTGAGAATTCAGGATGTGTTGGATTCTCGCTTCTTTATCTGTTAAAAATAGGCTCAGAATAAGTCATTGATTCTAAAGGCTTATTCTGAACTTACACTACAGGATAAAGAATCCGGTGCCGAGGCATCCATGCGCAGCATGAGGCGCTGTGTCAGAACATACACTAAAGGAATGTAAGGAGATTTGCATGTCTGCTTCCCCAGATAACCCCAAGGATATTGAGTTTACCAAGGCTCAACTGGAATGGTTAGAAAAGGTATTCCCAGAGAATACAGAAACTACGGACCCCGGTGCGCTACAACGTGCTGCAGGCATACGCCATGTGGTGAAAGCCGTGCGAGGCCGTGTGCGCATCAAAAGTAATTTAGGATAACTACTATGGGTATTGGTAGCAGAATTCGCAAAGGTATTCGTACTGGTGCAAAATCCCTCGGTCTATCTAATGGTACGGACTTCTTCAAACACGCACTGACTGGTGGCATGTCCACAGTTGATAAAGCGATTGGGCAGGTCACAGGGGGTACGAACTTCACCAGCGTGTACCAAGATATTGAAGGGCATACTGCAAAGGCCAAAGACGATGTACGCCTCGCCGGTGTAGTGGCGGCCAACAAGGCACTATCCGAAGGCAACGCCGATGTGGATCGTACAGTGGCTGATGTGGTGCTGGGGGATTCTGCCTCGTCCGAGGGCGAGTCCCTGACGAACCTCCGTAAGCGCAGGGGCCTTAGTACCGCCTCGCAGGTAGGTATTGTATGACCAAGGTGCACGAAGAATTATGGACTTCCTACCGAGACGAGGCGGCACTAGCCCGGTACGAGGACTACGCTGTGTGGACAGTACCTAGTGTATTTCCGCGTCAGCTTGATAACGTGAATGTGTTGGCGGAATTGGAGCACGACTATCAATCAGACATTGGGCAGATGGTTACATCCCTGACCAATAAGTTGATGGTGGGTTTGTTCCCGTTCAACAAGCCATTCTTCCGGGTTGATGCCGCCAACCAAGAACTGCCCCAACAAGACCAGTCCGCACTGAACACCGTTGTTACACGAGCTTGTAATAGCATCTTCCGTTTTGCCAACTACGCGAAACTGGTGGAAGCACTCATGTACTTGATCGTCACCGGTAACACATTGTTGTACCGTGAAGTTGGTACAGGGCGTATGGTGGCATACAGCCCACGCCGGTACATCACACGGCGCGACTGGGCAGGTACCGTACGTGACGCGGTGATCTGCGAAGAGGTGCAGTACAACGACCTGCCCGAAGATTATGTACAGAAGCTCGCGGCCTCAGGCTATACCGACCAGAACAAGCGGAAGCGTTTGAAACTCTGGACGCACATCGAGTACGGACATAAACTGTACACCGAGCGTGTGTTCGTCGGTGAGGTGCTGATGCAGGAGCAGTCCGCCCCGCTGGAACTGTGCCCGTATATCCCGATGGTGTGGAAACTTATCACAGGCGAACACTCGGGTCGTGGTCTGGTCGAGGACTTGGCAGGCAGTATCGCCAAATACAGCGAATTGAGCCGCGCCCTTACCTTGTACGAGACTGAATCTTTGCGCTTGCGCCACATGGTCAATCCGACTGCTAATGTGGATTTGCAACTCTTCAAGGACGCCGACACAGGTGACTTTGTTGAGGGTGATTTAGCCGGTGTGCAGACCCATGAGGGCGGCGAATACGGTAAGATCAAACAGATCATGGAAGAACTTACGCTATTAGAACAAAGGCTCCAACGCGCCTTTATGTTCACTGGCGCATTCCGTGATGCTGAGCGTGTGACGCAAGAGGAAATCCGCCAAGTTGTGCGCGCTGCCGAAGAAACATTCGGTGGGGCGTATAGCCAACTGGGTGCCACCGTGCACACCGCATTGGCGCATCTGACCGTTCAGGATATTGACCCGGTACTGGCCGCAGCCATGCGTAGCCCAGAGGCCGAGGTGCACATCACAACCGGTCTCGCTGCTATGAGCCGCAGCGCCACAACTGATGCGTGGTTGACTACAGCACAGGAACTGGCAACAGTGATCCCTGCGGTGCAGCAATTCGCCCCAACACAAGACCCGGCACTGGTTGCCAAACAGATCATGGAGTCGAACGGCTTGGACTTGTCCGAGACCGCCCGTGAAGAACAACCAGCACCACAACCACAGATTGATCCTGCCCTCGCTGGCGGACAACTACCAACCCCCGGAGTACTCCCGCAATGAGTGAACCAATTGAACCGACCCTGACCCCAGATAATCTCCCGGCACCTGAGAACCAGTTACCGGGCGTACCGCCGACGAACTCACTGCCGCCGCCGAAGCTGCCGCCGAGTGCAGTGGTGGACCCTGCCCCGGCTGACCCTGCCCCAAGCGCCGAACCGACCAGCACGGGTAATGCGCTGATCGACCTTGCACTGGAAGCAGTCTGTACGGTAGCTAACGCCACCTCGGAGGATGTTGCGCGCGCTATTGGTAAGGCTGTTGAGTACGGTCAATTGGACCTGATCGACGAAGCCTTCTTGAATGAGAAGTTCAAGGGCCAAGCAGCCAAGCTCAAGGTGCTGGCGCAGGAGTTGATTAACTCCAACAAGAGTGCTGAGAAAGCGCTGTTCGACAAGCTGCACACTGCAGCCGGTTCTCCTGAGAATTGGCAAGCTGCTGTGAAGGTGTTTAACAGCACCGCCGATGCCGCTACGAAGGAAGTTGTAAAGACATTGTTCAACGCCGGTACGGATGCCGCTACTGACGCTGCAATTAAACAGGTACTTGCCCTCGCCTCCAATGGTGGTTTGGTCATTACCCCTGCTACGAGTTTCCGTCCGAGTGCGCAAGTACCCGTGGCCGGTCTCTCTGCTGCAGGTTTCCAAACTGAACTCGCTGCACTTGCGAAACAGTTTGGTAACAAGGTTGGCTCTGCCGCCTACAACGAGGGCTACCAAGCTCTTGTCCAACGCCGTGCCGCTGGTAAGCGCGCAGGTCTGTAATACTTAACCCTTAAAAGGAAATACAAATGGCTACTACTGGTTTGACTCGCCCGCATTGGGCTGGTGCTGCTGCTGATCTGGATATTCACATCGAAGCCTACCAAGGCGATGTGGATCGTGCGTTTGAGTACAACTCGTACTTCAAGACCAAGGTACAACCGAAGGATGTGTCCGGTTCGTCGAATACGTGGCGTGGTGATCGCTTCGGCCAAGCTGTTGTGAAGGCCCGTGGTGCCGGTACTACGCCGGAGAAGGCCCGTATGGTGAACGAGAAGTTCACTGTGACCGTGGACCTGACCTCGTACGTCCGTACCGCCATCGACTACCAAGACGAGTGGACTTCCCCGAGCCGCCGTACCGAAATCACCGAGGCCCATGGTTCCGCTATGGCGCTGGACTATGATCAAGCGCACTTGATCCAACTGATCCACAGCCGTACTTGGACTCCCCCGGCTTCTCTGGTCGGTCAAGGCTTCTTCAACGGTATCGACAAGACTGCCACCGTCAGCACCATTCTGGCTGATGCCGGTCTGACCGCCGAGGAAAAGGGCGAACAAGTCGCTTATGCGTACGAGAAGGCTCACCGCGATGCCATCACCGATCTGGTGAAGCGCCGCGTACCGATGGGTGAAATCGAAACCGTTATCCGCCCGGAATGCTTCTCGGCCCTGATGGATCACAAGAAGCTGGTGAACGTCGAGTTCTCCGGTGGTAATGGTGACTTCGCTGCCCGCCGTATGGCCCAGATGAATGGTGTGCGTGTGGTGGAACTGAACTGCTGGCCGGAAGCTGTTGATGCCGCCCACAAGTTCGGTGCCTCCTTCAACGTAACTGCAGACGACCTGCTGGCCCAGATGATTATCTGGCACACCAGCAAGGCCCTCGTTACCGTGGAAGCACAAGGCCAAGTGTTCCGTATCTGGGACGACGAAGAAAACTTCGAGAACGTGCTGGACACGTACAGCATGTACACTGTCGGCCAACGCCGCCCGGACTACGTGGCTGTCATCTCGAAAGACGCATAACCCGTAATACGGGGCGTTCAGCCTACCACCTGAGCGCCCTCCCGCCTTTGGAGGGCGTTCTAATGGAAAAGCTGCAAGCAGTAAATCGTGTGCTACTTGGCCTCGGCCAACGCACTGTATCCTCCCTCGCTACACCCCACCCCGTAAAGGACAGTATCCTTGCGCAACTGCAGTACGCTCAGACAGCGTTACTGCGCCGGGGCTGGTGGTTCAACTCCCGCGATGTGATGTTGTACCCAACACCAGACAATATCATCCAACGCCCCACTACCGCTTTGGCTGTACTGTTCGACAAGTCAGTGGACTTCTCGGGGCAGGTTCTCGTTAAGACTAGCACAGGTGACACCGTATTCACAACCCCGGTGGCCCTTACCGTGGCACAGTCCATGGACTTTGAGGCGTTGCCCGAGGCCGCTGCGGAGTATCTAGTAGCGATGCTCACGCGGGATATGTACCTGACCGAGTACGGTCTGGACAATACGCAACAACAGCACCAATTGAATTTCCAACAAGCGCATTCCGCGCTGCGCCGTGAAGAGATTCGCAGGCTCCCTACAGGTGCCCAGACGAACAAGGCATTCGCGCGCATTACCCAACGTGTACGTGGAGGTTAGTATGTTCGCATCTGATGTAGAATTCCCCTCTATGCTGCGTGGGGTTAGCACCCAACGGTGGGATATTCGTACGCCCGGTGGGCTGGACGAGTCCCTGAATATGTTAAACGACCCGGTTACTGGCCTTCGCCGGCGACCGGGTTTTTCGCTTAAAACGGTACTAAGTAGCACATTACCCACGGCCAGCGACTACGTTACGTGGTTCCAAGAGTTGAATGGGTACAGTGTGCATATCGTGTTGGAGACGACTACCGGCACAGTCCGCGTGTTTGACACAGCATGGGCATTACTGGCCCAAGCAACTAGCACGTACCTTCAAGCCGCCAAAGCAAGTTCAATTAAACACTTGGCACTCGCCGGTACAGCGTGGGTGGCAAACACAGAGAAGCCCGCTGGGTTATTATACACCGAGACTCGGTTAGACCCGGTGCGTTGCGGTTACGTGCAATGCTTGCTCGGTGAGTACGAGCGCGCCTACACCACCCGTGTAGAGGTCACATATACCTTGGCGGGAACTACGTACGTGCTGGACCATACCGTAACGTACACGACCCCCGCTGCAGGGGCTGGCACCACGCAGGCTGCGCTACCCACAACTGTTGCGGAACAACTCCGTACGTTGCTGGTTGCTGCTTTCGCAGGCGATGCCGTGACATTAACTGGCACACGCTCAGGCCACGTTACGTTCCTGTATGCAACACCTGCTGCCGCAGGGGCTGTTGTGACGGATACTCGCGTGACCACCACGAACACAAATACGTACTTGCTGACAAGTGAGCGTATGGTGGTGCCTCTGGCTACTGCCCTACCCAATCGGTTGCCGGATGTAGCCAATGGGTGCATCGTTGCACAAGGCACCTCCGCGAGCAACTACGTGTACTACCAGTACAATGCAAAGGATAACGTGTGGGGTGAGGCGCGCGCCTATGGGTACGTCTCAGCCATTACACAACCACCTGCCTTGTTGACGCTTTCTGGTGGGGTTGGTACGTTTGCACTCAGCATCACAACCTCCAATTGGCCGGGAGCTAATGCGGGTAATGCCACGACGAACAAGGTTCCGCCTTGGGTTACAGGTGGTATTAGTGGCCTGACTGCCATACAAGGGCGCTTGGGCATCTTCTCCGGGGATACTGTATCATTCAGTGAGACAGGTTATCCTACCCGCCATTTCCGTAGCACTGTGGCTTCCTTGGCCGCAACAGACCGTATCAGCGTATCCGGGGGTTCTGCCGCCAGCGCCACGTTCACAGCATCAGCATCCTTTAATAAGGACTTGTTGTTGTTCAGCGAGTCACACCTTTGCGTGATCCCTGTAGGTAATACCGTACTGACACCGAGTAACACTGCGATCCAGACCAATTGCCGATTGAGTTCGGCTGGGCTTGTCCCAGTGGACACCGGGCAGAGTGTACAGTTCCTATCGAACACGAACCCACCCGCCATCTACGAAGTTACACCGGGCGCTGATGTGACTACCGTGTACAACGTAGCCTCCGCCACAGACCATATCCGAGGGTATCTGCCTTCCGGTATTACGTGGGCCTTGGGACTACCGGGCATTGGTGTGAGTGTATTTGCTAACGCCGACACTATGCTCGTGAATGAGTACATTTGGGCAGGTGCGGAACGTCCGTTGAATGCTTGGCATAAGTGGACGCCGCCTACAGGTGTATCTCTGCGGAGCCTGCACGCCACCCACGACAGTATTGTGGCGGTGTTCTGGCAACAGAATGCCGGTACCGGGGGTCATCTCTTGTTCTGTGAACTGGCCCCACGTAATGCGCTTGATCCGGTGTTGGATTTGTGGCAGAGCCTCGGTTGGACAGATACCGGCTTCCCGCATGACGCGGCGGAGTTTCTACCGGACAACACATTCTGGGCAGTGGGTGATACTGGTGCTGTACGTTGCACCCGTTTACCAAGTGGGGCTGTGTCCCTACCTATGACGAGCGCGGCTACGTGGTACGTGGGTACGCCATTTACTAGCACCATCCAACTACCGCCGTACATCCCACGGACCCGCGAAGGCTCCAACCAATACCGGGATGCTGTACTTGTTCAGGCAGAATTGGATGTGGCAGGCACTGGTGAATTCCTTGCGAGTGTACCGGGTTACGAGGATATTGTGCTAGCTGGGATTGCGTGGACGGACGAGAACTTCGACCAGTACAGGAACAGCAGCCAATACATCAAAGTACCCGTGCCGGTCCGCGAGCGTATGCCGTTGGCGTATGTGCGCCTCAGCACAACTCAACCGTATCAGTTAAACATTCTCCGTTGCGTGTATCGTACACGTCTGAACAATCAATTCAGGAGGTTATAATGGCTGGGGCACTTTTCGCAGCACAGTTGGCCCTGAGTGTTGGGCAGAGTGTATATCAAGCGAAGCTCAACAACGAGGCTGTAAAACGTAAGAACGCGAGTATCGCTGCATCTCTGGGCAAGAGCCTAGCGGACGTGGCGATACAGTCGCACCAACAACAACAGCAAATCCGGGATGCACAAGTAGCCGTGAAGCGGCAGGGGAAGGAGGCGTCCGGGGCAGTGCGGGCACTCGCCCTTGCCTCGGATACATTCGGTGGTTCTGTAGACGAGCAGCAAATGGCCGTCGAGCGTGACACTATCGAGAACACCTTGAAGCTGCAACAATCCGCGCGCAATACTGCGGAGACATTCCAGCGAGCCGCAGATAGTACCATTGCCCAGCACCAAGCTCAAATTGGGCGGTTGGGTGGTTCGGGTATACTGGAAGGTGTGCTCGGTGGGGTTCAAGCAGGTATTCAATCCGGTACGCTGAATGCAAATACATTGACTAGTGTGACCCGTGGGGGTGCACGCCTTCCGGGTATCCCCGGTACCCGTGGGTCTGGGGTTGACCCACTTAACTACTAAGAGGAAGCAGTATGCCTATTACATCACTTCGTCAGGACGTACCGGCACAGGGACAAGTGCAAGTACAGCAAGTACAGGTCGCTAGTGCAGGCGTACTGCCTACTAATGTCCAAGACCTTGAACAGAATTCCAACCGAGCCAAAGCCGTAGGTGGTTTACTCGGCGCTTGGTTGGAGTCCAAGGTCAACAAGACCAAGCAAGAAGAACAACTTAAAGGTGCCGGTGACGCCGCTTTATCCAAGGTGACTGGTGACGCCACAGCTATGCTTGGTGAACTCCAATCTAACATGGTGGACAAGAACTTCCCGGATGTGTACGCTGCTGGTTATACCGGTATGGCTGCACAGAACATCACGCAGAACTTCATTACTGCGGGTGGGAAGGCGGTACAGGCAGCACAATCCCCGGAGAAGTTCCAAGACTGGGTGAACCCCGCTGCATTCAAGGATACACAGGTACAAGCCGCCACCGACAAGTTGAAGGAATTCACGTCCTTGCCGGGTACTACACCTGAGCTACTGCAGAATGTACAAGCCACCCTGATGCGGGGTGTACAGCAGAGTGTCGAGGACTACGGTACAGCGTACAACAAACGGTTCTACGCTGAGTCCAACGCCAGCCACCGCACCATGCTGGCCCAACAGACAGACGAACTGCTCGCAGCCGCAACCGTTGGCGATATGCCTAGTATGGTGCGTACTGTTGCTGCATTGGCCTCCCCTGTTGCAGTACTCAAAGATACAGATCAGAACGCCAACATCACCCTCGCACTGCAGCGGGTTAAGGCTACGCTAGATGCCGGTGATTACACCCCACAAGCAAAGTTGAAAGTCACCAAGGCCCTCTTCGCTGTGTACGGTAAAGCCACCGACTCTGAAATCTTCAAGGTCGTGGACCAACTTCGCACACAGGCTATGGACTGGAACGCCACTGTGGCGGACACAGACCTCGATCAAGTCGTAGCGTCCCTGAATGCAGGTGCCAGCTACAAACTTAGCCCAGACTCCTTGTGGGCTGGGGTGAACATGCAGAACGTGCAAGACCTACAGGTACATGCCAAGAAGTTATACGACACCGGTGAAATTAACCAAGTTGGTTTCAATCGCCTCATGGCCGGTACTACTCGTGTGTACGATGCGCAGCTTAAAGCCATCACCGGGGAACAGAAAGCCAAACTGGTTCTGACCACATTGGATGACGCAGGTCGTGCCACGTTGTCGCTGAACCATCCGGCTATTGGCCTCACGTTGTTGTCTGGGCAAGGTAGTGCTGTTGTGCGGGAAGTCAAGGCCTTCATCGCCAAGGGAGGCGGTAGTGGTTCGGAACTGGGTACGTGGACGCAGATCATTAACGAGGCATCCCCCGTCACTAAGGGTGTTGCAGTACACGAGGCGCTGGGTGTAGCCGAGGCTTCTGCAAAGGAGTTGGATGCAGCACTCACATCCTCCCCGGATGCTGTTACCTTTGCCCGTGCCCAGCAACTGCTTATCGACACCCAACGTATCCGGCAACTTAGTGGGAGCACTGCGGCAGAGCCAACAGTACACCCTGCTCTGGCGAAGTTGCGGGAACGTCTAAGTGCAGCGGGCCAAGGCGTGCCGTGGGATAAGGATTACACAGCAAATGCAGCGAAGAACTACTTCGACCAAAGCCAACAAGCCCAGCGCCGCACGGATGTAGCCAAGTCCGAGTATACCCCGGATGCCCTCAAGCGCCGCATGAAAGCGTTCATTGGTACTGACTTCGGTATTGTGGCAAACCGCCTGACCACTGCACTGCAGACGATGGTTGCTCATGGTAATCTCACCACTTTCGATGAAGATGTACTCCCGAACTTCTGGCGCGGCTTCGACAATTCCGTGGGTAGTGGTATCTTCCTGCCCCCAGAACAGATGCTGTCCTTTCCGGGCGAGACCACAGGTACCCGTACCAAGGCTGTTGTCACTACCGTCGTACAGGCAGCAACACAACAAAGCCGGTTGGATCAAAGCGAAGCGGACGACCTTGAAGCCAGCATCTTGCGGGGTGAGGGTAATCTGCGTGTAGGCAACCAGCAACTTCGTGCACGGCTTCGCGTGCTCCCAGACGAGCGTGGTACCCTACAACTTGAGTACTTGCCTGAGGGGTCTCAGACATGGACCAAGTACGGCGTAGGTGTTCTACCAGAAGCAACTGTAACCACCCTCCGCAATGCTCGTGCAATGCCACGTAACGTGACCGGCCAGACTATCAATGGGCGCGTGGTGGCCGACCCACAACTTGCGTACCTATATCCCGGTGTTAAGCTGGACCTGCCGCATACGCAGGTAGAGCAGAAAGGGGTTATGAACAAAATTGAGGGTGTGGTGCAAGGCTACACTTCCGCCACCAACGCCACCTTGGCTGCGTACAAGCTGAATACAGCGGGTATGTCCGACCAGACCCGTTTAGGTGTATCGAAGGTTGTGTATGCCTTAGGTGGTATTGCCACCACAGCAGGCTTGCTGAACGGGAACAACGCTGCCAAAGCAAACGCTGCCGCAAAGGCTATGCTGGACCTTGCTCGGAAACCTAACAGTTCCGCACAAGATATTGATAAGGTGGTGGACCTGATCGTGGGGCCGCAACTAAGTGAACGTAAAGCTATTCGTACTTGGATTAAGACCACAGCGTACCCACTACTTACCGGTAGTGTCAACGACTTGCAGGCACTTGTCCAGGCTAAATAAAGGAATGTAACTATGGGTATCCCCTCGCAGTATTTTGGGTTCGGCGTGACGCCAACCGCAGCACCAGCACCAGCAGTACCGGATGTTGCTGCCTTGTTGAATCTCCCCCGCCCAGAGCCTACGGGGGATACACCTACGCCTATGCCTGAGCCTGGTTTCTGGGCAGGTATGGGTGCTGGTTTCCGTACATCCACCCCCGGTGTAATCTGGCAGGACATGACCTCTGGCAGCTTCAAGGTGGATTTCCGTTTTGACGCCGATAAACATTTCGCGGATAAGGTCGGCCAGAACCCGCAGTTCACACAGGACATTCCTCCTGCTGAGATGGCTATCCTCAAGGCTGCCCGTTCGCAGGAGCAGTTCGACTACATCTACGAACGTATGCAGAGCCGTAAGTTGGAGAACTTGGTTATCTCCGCGCGCCCTGTGGCTGGCTTCATCGGACAGGTACTGGGCGATAGTGCGCTTGATGCTGGTATTGGCGCGGGTATCCGTGGGCTGCAAACGGCGCGCAAGGCTCTTGGTGTAGGCCGTGTCATCACACCCCCTGTTAAGACTATCGCAGAGAAGGTACAGGATACTGTGCTGTTGGCCGCCACCGGTACGGGTATTGCTGGTGCGTACGAGGCCGGTATGACGGACCTGCGTACCGCCGACATGAACACGCTTATCAACGGCGCTGTATCCGGGGCTACATTCTTCGCCTCGTCCCGCAAAGCCGCCCCGGAGTTCTTGGGGATGCACGTCCCGGATGTACCTGCGTTTAAACCTCTTGCCGAGGCTATTGCCCCCACTGGTACAAAGGTTGTGCCGAACGTCACCCGTGCCGAGGCAAAGCTGGTTGAGGGTGTGCAGCAACTCATGGAAGCCGGTTCTCGGGATGAAACACTTGTCATGCGTGCACTGGATACCCCGAACTGGCACGCCAGCCAAGGGGCCGCACGTATTGTGAACGCCCTTGGGTTGGATCATGTGCGCCCAGCCGAGCACCTACAGAAACTCCTGTCCGCTATGGATGGGCGTGTCGGTGGTGTCATGCAGGTACCTAAGCACGTTGCCGCCCAGTACAAGCACTTGAGCGAGAAGGTTATCGGTAAGTATCTCCCTGCCGATGCAAAGATCGTCCTTGCCACAGGCAGTGGTGACAAGGCGGCGGGTTTTACTGTACCACTAGCCCCGAATACCTACTTGATTAACGTCTCCCCAAAAGAGGCGTTATCTAAGAATGGGTTTAGTACTCTATTCCACGAACTCGGGCACATTGTAGTGAACCACCACTTCAAGAACATGCCCGATAGTATCAAGGAGGCGTTGGCTGCTCGCTTTGTGGCTGCTCGGGAGTTGGCCCAAACCGCAGGTAATGTTGAGAAGGCTGCTGCAGAGGTACTCAGTGTTGACCGTGTGCCGCTACAAGCAGCCCGTGGGTTGGATAAAGTGGGTGCGGGTACCTTCGAGGAACTCGTAGGCGGACTGACCAAAGGCAATGCCGAAGGTGTCCTGAGTCTCCCGGAGTACATGGCGGAACAGTTCGTAAAGCAACTCCAAGATGAACTCGCGCAAGGTGTAACACCTTATGCGCGCACTGTGTATCAGAAGGGTACTTTGCAGGCGTATGTTCAAGAGGTGGCTAACAAGCTCTCGCGTCTCGCCAACGATGTTGCACCTTATGCCAAAGTTGCCCCCGAAGCCAATGCCGCTTTCGAGTGGGCCGCTGAGCATGGCCTGAAATACGACAAGGCTGCGTATGATGCGAGCTTGAAGTCCACGGTAATGGTGCTGGACAACTCCCTGCGCTTGGCTAATTCCAAAGAAGTGCTTGAACGTAGTTCCGGTTTCCTCGGCGGTAGTTGGGCCAGCCTGTACGAGAAGATGGCAGGTCTCGGCACCGATGCAGCCGACCTTGCCAATAAACTTGTGGTTGACCCACTGGGTACCTCCGCGAACTCTGCGGCCATGGATGTGCGCCGTATTCGCCTGACTCTCGGTAACATTCAAGGTAGTATCGAACGCAGTATCACAGAGGCAACAGGTTTCAACCGCTTGCAGCAAATCTACCAACGTGGTGCGTTTCTTGCTCGCCACCGAGAGTTGTCCGAGCAGATGGTGGACGAGTTGCACAAGCGGTATGCCCAGAGCCTACGTGGCGAGCCAATCAAACCACACCCCGATCCTGTTGTCGAGCAGTTGTTGGAGAACTACAAGAACTCTCGCTTTGCTGAGACGGCATTGGCTGAGTGGAAGTCCTCGGGTGTACGTGGTGCAGATGGTGTCACGGAATCCCCGTGGTACTTCCCTGTGCAGCACTCCGGCGCTAAGTTGCACGAGGCCATTCAATCCGGTCTCCTGACGATGAAGCAGGCCGGGCACATCTACGGGCAGCAGTTCCAGAAGCTGTTCCCGGACCTGACCCCAGCGGAAGCTCTGCAGGCAGGCAACCGTATGGCGAAGAGTATCACCGATCCTTTGTACAGCGGGCACAAGCCGGGCCTTTTCGTGGGTATCACCCGCGATGAAGTGGAACAAGTCCTCGCTGATATTGGCGTGGACACCGCCAAAGCCGACGAATTCTTCCGCACGTTTGATGGGGCAATCGACACCTCCGGTAAAGCGCGGAACTTGAAGCGCCGCTTGGAGTGGGATATGAGTCTGACGATGGACGTTGGCAACGGCGTAGAGCTAGGTTTGCGCGACTTCTTGAACAAGGATGTGGTGCACACCCTAGAGGGGTACACTCGCGCTATGGCGGGCCGTGCTGCGTTGGCACGGCAGGGTTTTGATAGCCTTGCTGCCGTAGATTCCGCCATTGCCGCTGCCGCCAAGACCTCCCGCGAACCTGCAAAGGTGCGTGAAGTCTTTGATAATGCAGTGGATTCTCTGTTGGGTCGCCATGTCGGGGAGGTTCTGCCAGATACTGTGCGCACGATGGGTGCCATGAGTGCGTTTCTGTCCTTGAAGAACTCCGGGATTTACAACGTCATTGACCTCGCCCAGACGATGCACCGCTACGGTGTGGTGAAAACCATTGAAGCCATGACAAAGGGAGGACTTACACTAAAGGGATGTAACGTGGCGGAAGCCAAACGCTTACAGGATATTCTCTCTGGTGGGCTTGTTTCTGACGGACGCTGGAAGGCGATCCATACTCTCATGGATGATGGTTATCAAATCCCCGGTGCTACAGGTCACGAGATGCTGCAGCACGTAGCGCAACACGGCAAGTACATCAACGGTATGGAGCATATCCGCCGCTCGTTGGTGAACCTGAATTCCGGGCTTGCTGTGGATGCCTTGTACAGTGCTGCCCGTGGAGATAATACCATGGCGCAGAAGCTATTCCAATTCGGTGCTGATGGTACCTTGCTGGACGAGGTGGCTGCGCAGTTGCAGAAACACGGTGACGATGTTTCCATGTGGGATCAACCTGTACTGGCAAAGACCCACAACGTCCTCTTGAATATCGTGGACAACACGGTGCAGGCGAATCGTCTGGGGGAAATCCCGGCATTCATGCAATTCAGCCCGGTGGCGCGTATCCTGCTACCGTACCTGAACTTTGCAGCAGGTGCACACAACAAGATTCTACGCCGCACGTTGAAGCACGAGGATGCTGTCGGTATTGCTAGTCTCATGGCGTACCAGTTGAGTCTTTCTGTACTTGCTGCTGCTGCCACGAACGTGAATTCTGGTAAGGAGTGGAACGAGGATTTGGCCCGTAAGACTACTGCGGTTATGCCTCTAAGTGGTTGGTTCGGTGTTATCAGTGAGTTCTCCCAGAATGGGATGCGTACTACCGTAGCACCATTCGCCATGTTGCAGAAGGCCCAAGAGGCCATCACCACGGTGGGTAACGGTGATCGTAGTATCAAAGCTATGACCGGGTTGCTAGGTCTCCCGGTAGTACCCGGTATGACCGTCCTGTTGAATCATTTGGACGATTGGACCGGTGCCAATGAACGTAAATTAGAACGCCTCGCAGAAGCACGAGCAGAGGCTGAATAAGGGGCTTTATATGTCCTACCAAAGTATGCAAGTGCAGGTGTCTGACGGTACATTGCAGGAGGTGCTCTTTAGCATCCCATTCCTGAGTACAGAACACCTGCACTTCTACCTTGGTACCGAGGAAGTAACAGCGAGTACTGCTGCTCTCGGTATCACGGTAGCCTCC